ACTGAGGATGACGCCCCCGATCCCAGCCCACTACCCACTCTACCGGGATTTCACGTTTTGGTGCGCCCCGTTTCAGTGAAGAGTGTTACAAAAGGTGGTATATTTATACCAGATTCAACTAAAGATGATATGTCTTATCTCACCACTGTCGCACAGGTTCTAGCGTTAGGAGACTTGGCATATATGGATAAAGAAAAGTTTCCAGCAGGAGCATGGTGTAACATAGGTGACTATGTGTGCTATGGTAAACACGCAGGAACTAAGTTGTTTTACAAGGGTGTACGTCTTATACTTTTATTTGATGATCAAATCATTATGAAGGTAGAAGAACCTAAAGACCTTGATCCAACTTTTAATTTAGGAAAAGGCTCTAGTTGATTTGGGAAATCTAGACTTTTGTGATATAATAATATAAACGTAATCGTTTGTGTCGTTAACAACGGAGAGTAAAATGAGTAACGAAAATGATGGTTGGGAAACCGTTACGGTCCCAGAAGGTGAACAAGAAAATAAACAAGTTGAATTTGAGATTGAAGAAGAACAAGAAGAAATAAAAGTAGAAGAAGAACAAGAACAACCAACTGTTGAAGCTGTACAAGAAGAAGTTCAAGAAGAACCTGCACAAGAAGAACAGCCAAAAGAACTAGAAGGTATAGAAACTAAAGGTGCTGAAAAAAGAATTAGGCAACTAATTAGACAGCGCAAAGAACGTGAAGAACAAATTGAAGCTCTTATAAAACAAAATGAAGAGCTAAAAACAAATCTAGCAGCTAAAGATAATGAAGTTGATAGTATTGCAACTCGTAGTCTTGATGCTAATGAAAGACAGTTAACTCAAAATATGGAGCTTGCTAGGCAAGCCTATATGGAAGCCTTTGAAGATGGAGATAAAGAGAAAGTTCTTAAAGCTCAAGAGATATTAAATAATGCTCAAGCAGATTTAAAAACTATTCAAAATTATAAAAATAATCTTGCTAAAAAACTTGAAAAGAAAGAAAAACAAGTTGAGGCTTCACCTGAACCTGTTCAACCACAACAACAAGCTTACGATCCAAGAGCAAATGAGTGGGCGCAAAAAAACCAGTGGTTTGGTCAGGATACAATTAAAACAGCAGCAGCACTTGCTCTGGATGCAGAATTGAAAGAACAAGGATATAATCCAAATGATGAAGAATTTTACGAAGAAATTGATCGACGCCTTGAAGCGGCCTTTGGTCAAACTTCAAACCGTGTGCAGGAAACTGAGGAACAAAGTAACTCAGGCACGTCACAACCTGCTCAAGTGGTATCGGGGGCTTCACGCTCGTCTCCGTCCTCGAACAAAAAAGTAAAGCTTACAAAAGAAGACGTAAGACTTGCTAATAAATGGGGTATCCCACTTGAACAGTATGCTGCCGAAAAGCTGAAGGTAACTTCTGCTGATGGCGAATATACTAACATAAACATGTAAGCGTGGAGGAAAGAATATGACACGAAATGAATCACGTACTGAGAGTATGAGAGAACAGAATACTAGAGAAGAAGAATGGACCTTTGAAGAGCCAAATGCTCTAGACATTCCAGAAACTGTGCAAGCACGTTTTGAGAATGAGGGCATGGCACTACGTTGGATACGAGTCTCCCTTCAAGGTAAAGATGACATCACGAATGTTGGCAAGAAGATGCAATCAGGATGGGTGTTTGTAACTCCAGATGAAGTTCCCGAAATGGCTCTCACATCCTTCGTGAGGGATGAGGGCAGGTATCAAGGCTCTGTGTGTCGAGGTGATGTAGCCTTGGTTAAAATGCCAGCCGGAAAAGTGGCGGCTCGTAGGAAATTTTATGAAGGTAAATCTAACGATCAGATGGAGGCAGTCAACTCTCAGTTGATGAAAAACTCTGACTCACGGTTTCCTATTTCTAATACAAGTCGCTCTGTTACAACAAAGGGAAGACAACCATCCTTTCAGGATTAACTTCCCCAACTAAGGAGATGAAACATGTCTACTACTAAAGCATTTCGTGGTTTCATTCCTGCTCGTAAAAAAGGTGGCGGCTATAATAATGAAGCCGTTACTGATACAATTACTCTGACCTCAACGGGTCAGGCCCAGTCACCTACGAACAAGATATTTACTGGTGATCCAGTAGTTCTTCCCGGTGCGAACTTTGCAACGATTTCACCGTTTATTGCTGCAACGCTCAAGCCGTCTGGTGTCTTTATGGGTTGTCAGTATGTTGAAAATGGAGAGCAGAAGTTTTCTCGCTTTTGGCCGGGAGACATTAGTGCCACGGACATTAAATTCTTTGTAATTACTGATCCTGATCAGACATATTACATTCAAGCTTCTCTATCGCTTTCTGCGGCTGAGTTGGCTATTGTCAAAAACTACAACGTAACCGTTAGTTCCACTGCCTCTTCAGGCAGCACGACCACTGGTCAGTCAAGCTACTATCTAGATGGTGCATCTGGTGTAGAATCGTCTGCTGCTGTTCGTGTAATTGGTAAAGCTCAGTTCCCTGATGAAAAGGACTCTGATGCATTCCCGATTGTGGAAGTATGGTTTAACCATCACCGTGATCGTTTTGTAACGGCCACGGCATCAACGGCTTAATAGGGAGGATTTATCATGGCTATTAATAGAGCTAGTATTGCTAAAGAACTCCTTCCCGGTTTGAACGCCGTTTTTGGGATGGAGTATGGAGAGGTTAATAATGAGCATGAGCCTCTTTATGAAATTGAAAACTCTGACCGTGCCTTTGAAGAAGAAGTTCTCTTCACAGGTTTCGGCACCGCTCCTACTAAAGGAGAGGGTGCATCAGTCTCTTATGATGACGCACAAGAAAGCTACACGGCCCGTTACACAGCGGAAACCGTTGCGCTTGCTTTTGCCGTTACTGAAGAGGCGATGGAAGACAATCTTTATGATACGTTTGCCAAACTTCGTGCAAGGGGTCTAGCCCGTGCAATGGCAAACACGAAGCAGGTAAAGGCTGCTAACATCTACAACAATGGTTTCACTGATACCATTGGTGATGGTGCTGCGTTCTTTTCCGCTTCTCATCCAACTATTTCTGATGGTAATCAGTCTAACCTTCTGGGTGCGGCTGACCTGTCAGAAGCAACTCTTGAAACTGCGCTGACTGCTATTCAGAAGATCAAGGATGATCGTGGTATTCTGATTGGTGCAAGTGCTGTTTCTCTACATATCCCAGTTGATTACTGGGCGGTAGCGGATCGTGTTCTTTCGTCTCCCGGTAACACTCAGACGAGTGCTGCTGATGCGAACCCGAACACGAACGCCATCAATGCAACCCGTCACATGGGGATGGTTCCTGAAGGTTACTACATTAACCGTCGCTTTACTGACACGGATGCATGGTTTGTTAAAACGGACGTACCGAACGGCACGAAGATGTTTGTGCGGTCGCCGCTTCAGACCAAGATGGAGCCGGACTTCGATACTGGCAATCTCCGATTCAAGGCACGGGAGCGTTACAGCTTCGGTGTGTCGGATTGGCGTAGCTGGGTTGGTAGTGCTGGTTAATCAGCAAATGAAGGAGGGTGGCTTCGGCCACTCTCTCTTCTTTCTCAAGGAGAGATAAATGGCTACGAATATTAAAGTTGCAATAGCTACTGGCGATGCCGTTCTTAAATATGTAGAAGATGATACGACTGTAGGAAGCAATGGAACTGCTGATAGCAACATCCCTAGCACCACTCGTATTATGGCTATTCATGCTGTGGCGTCTGCGGCTGGTTCTTTTTCTATTAAAGGTCAGCGACAGATTACAAACAAGACTGCTGAAGGCACGGCTATTAAGTTTCAGGTAGCAGCTAACGAAGCATCTGATATTTATATTGGTGACATGGGCGTTGCTATATTTGGTGTGGTCAGTGTTTCTGGTCCTACGGATGGTTCAGTTCTAACTGCTATGCTTGGCTAGTCATGCCTGACTTTAACTATTTAAAGACAGACCTGATTAACACAACGGAGAATGACTCTACGGAGTTTTCTACGCAGGTATCTGCTTTTGTAAAGAAAACAGAGTTTCGATTGGTAAAAGACTTAGACGATGTGGGTCTAAGCGAATATGCCAATATATCGGTATCGGCTGGAAATGCTGGTGCCGTTTCTTTGAATGATCGTACTCTTGTTGTGCGTAATGTTAACTTTGTAGTTAGCAGCGGCACAAGCACGACTAATCTTCTTCAAAGAACAAATGAATATGTAAATGACTATTGGCCTGTTAGTGCTTCCACTGGAACGCCTCGGTATTATAGTCGAAGGACTAACTCTTCTATTCGTATTGTGCCTACACCTGTGTCAGTAATTACGGTAGAAGTTGAATCACAGTCACAGCCGCTTGCCCTTGCTTCTGCTACGGGAACTAGTGTGACAACAACAAACTATTTCAGTGAATACTGTTATGACGCTCTCTTTGCTGGTTGCATGGTAGAAGCAACTATATTTATGAAAGATTGGAATACTCTTCCTGTTTTTCAACAACAGTATCAGATTGCAATAGATCAACTTAGAAATCAAGCAAGGCGTACCAGACAGGATGACATGGCAGTTGCTGGCTCTCCTGCTGGTGGACCTAACCCAGTTATACAAGGAGCATCATAATGTCAGCACCAGCAGCAAAATTAGCAGGAAAATTATTTGGTAAAACTACAAAACCTAGAACAGGTGGAAGACGTAGAAAAAAAATAAAGCGTAGTCCAGAAGCTGTAGCTAAAAAAATTCAAAGAGAAAAGGCTGTTGATCTTGGAACTCCTGCTGGAGTTGATGAAACAAAAGTTTTAAAAGGTCAGTCTCAAGCAACTGATCAAGCAGATATGGTTAGAGTTGGTAGGGCTGAAGTAGGAAAGCGAAGTAAAGGTATTAGTAAAGAATATAAAGCTACAGAAAAAAGATTAGAAAAACTTCAAACTGATTTAAAACAAGCAAAAGCTTTCCTGAAAGGTGCTGCTGATGACCAGCAAAAAAAGACACTTTCTGCAAAAGTTTCTAAAATAACTGAACAAGTTCAAATACAAAAAAATAAACTAGCAGATATGGAAAAGAAAAACCTTATAAGACGTAAGGGCGGCGGCTCTCTTAAACCTGTGGATGCTGAGAAAAACCCCGGTCTTGCTAAACTTCCCACACCTGTTCGTAACAAAATGGGTTATGCTCAAGGTGGTGGAAAAGTAGGTAAAGTTATTAAAGCTAACATGTCTGGAGATGATTTAGTACGAAGCTGCTATGACTAACCGTTCTAGTATAAGAAAACAAGTTACTCGCCCCGGCAAGGTAAAAAAAGTAATGGGTGAGTATAAGAGGGGTAAACTTAAAAGTAGCTCTGGTAGAAAAGTTAAAACTAGAAAACAAGCTATAGCTATCGCACTTAGCGAAGCAGGGCGCAAGAAACGCAAAAGGAGAAAATAAATGCCGGGACCACATACACTTATTAAACGGCCACATAACCTTGATGAGATCGTAGGTCGTCCTACTGGTCAAGGCTATGGTGCTGCACGTAAAGGACCGCAAGTAAAAGGACCGCCTCAAGATGTTGTAGTTGATGAAGACTACGATGAGGGCAAAGCTTTTAAAGTAGAGGATTAAGCTATGAATCCAGCAGAAAGACGTAAACTTTTAGATAGACGAAAAACTTTGCAAACACGCAAAAGAATTGCTGGAGATAAATTTCCTGCGTCTGCTCAAAGTGAGTTAGATAAAATACAGAGACAACTTAGACAAAGACGTGGTAAAAGCATAAGGAAAACTGTTAGAAGTATTCAAGGAACTCCTTCTGAAAGAGCTAAACCTAAAAGTAAAAAATTAAATGTAGACACAAGTGATGTTACTCTTCCTAAATCTAAATCAGGAGTATCACGTTTACGCATGAGAAAAAGAGCGGAAAGAGATGAGCTTATTCCAAAAGGTGCCACAGGACCACAACCTAGAGGAAGTGATGCTCCTATACGCTTAACAGCACCTCGTCCTAAACGAAAACCACCCGCACCTAAAAAACAAGCACTACCTGCACCTGCAATGATGTTTGATGCTAATTTACAGCAAACAACACCTGATGTTGGTGCTATGAGTCAAGGTATAGAAAAAGTTAAGAAGGCTAAGAAAAAATCTGTTG